GCTCGTCTGTTGCCGTGTATGGTTCAATATCGTAGCGTTCTCCCTTCTCTTTTGTTACCGGGCGGTACAATACAGACATTGCCTTGTGCATTGTTGCCCAATCAGAAATATAACTATCCAAGTCAACGAACTCGCCTAACCAGATTTCATTTAGGGCAGGGATGAACCCGTACTTGGTTCCCTTTAAATCTATAAACTTTGTAAGACCTGGCTTTTCGGATAGGGTCTTGGTCAAAGTGTTTAGTACGTTGACGGCATCCACCAGGCGGACGTTCGGCAAGTCGGAGAATGGAACATTGCAGAAGATTTCGAGCATCTTCATTTGCTTGAACTCACCTTCGCCTTCAATACGAGCAAAGCGCTGGTATTGGTCTAGCGTGATTTCGTCAAGCGAGGTTGGTACTACTAATTTAAGTTCCATACGTAAATAACTCTTTATGCAAATATAGCGCATAAAAAAGCCACCCGGAGGTGGCCTTGTGTTTGTATCAGTTAACCTTGCATCCTTTCGGTATCCATTGCATCGGGTAGACCCGATAACCAATGTGCAGTTCGTCAAGGCCACCGCACATAGATAGGTGGTTGCGGAATTCTTCGGCATTATCCTGAGACAAGAATGCCTGCTGCAATTCTGATTTCAGCCCTGCGAAAGTTTTACCTTCTCGTGATGGAACATAGTATACTCCCCACGCAACGATTGTTTGATTTGTCATTTGATGTATGTTTTAGGTGTTGTTTGATGTGGTAAACTTACAACGATTTTTAATACGTGCAACATTTACACAAAAAAAATTTTCACCTAATAGAATACCTACCGTAATTCGGCTTGGACAATTTGTTGTAAACCGCATACCTGCTGGCATCTAATGCGTGGTTCATAACGTCAAGGGGCTTGTTAAGCAGGTTGCCGTTCTTGTCCTCCGTCCACTTATAGTTCTGGAGTTCTTTGATTAGATTGCTGCTCCGTGAGGTGGCAAATATCTTGTGACGCTTCAGGATATCAATACCTGCGTTAATAGAATCTTGACCTTTGGCAGTTGGCTTTACGTTCCACCCGAATCTATGCAGTTCTTCGATTGATTTAGGTTCTGAACTGTCGGCAAAGATTTCATCCCTCCGGTCAAGTCCTAACGATTGCAGGTGGTGGTGGAGGTCTCGGTTGGTCATACCGGTACGGTACAACAACTCGTCCAGGTATAAGTTATCGCCGTGTTGGTAGACTGCCACAAGGGCTGATGGGTCATTTGTAAAACCAAAGTCAAGTCCATAACTAATAAGTTTTGCTTCTTGTGGGATTTCGGACATTCCGAATTGAAAGATTGTAGCACGGCTCATACCACGTTCACCTAAACCGTAGATACGCCAATAGTCTTCGTCCGTATGTTGCAAACGCTCAATCTCTGATACGATATTAGGATCGAGGAATGGATTATCCTTATACGTGCTTTGGATGTACGTAACGTCATCTCTGGTAAGCAGACGGTCATATATCCAGTGAAACGACTCAGATGGGTTGTAGTCTATCCATATCTTTCCTGTAGTACGAACCAACAGCTGAAAGAAGTCTTCCCAAGTTAGTTCGTTTGCCTCGTTACAGAATAGGTAATCACGTCTTGCTCCACGTTTCTTTTGCGGCTGGTCTAATGACAGGAACTCAAATAGGTTTCCGTTTAGCGTGTAGGTAAGGTCAGACTTGTTATGATGCTTTTCATCGTACAACTCCATTGCCTTTACGATCTCGATGAAGTCACGGTATGCTGTCATCTTTAATGACGGCAACGACTTGCGGACAATAGATATAACCTTACCTCGATTTTGCATTGCTAGCACAACCAGCATCTGCAATATGGAATAAGTCTTACCTGAACGGCTACCGCCTTGGTTTACGACAATACGAGTTGGCGCAGTATAGTTGCGCTCAAACAACTCACTTGTCTTAATCTCCAGAACGGACAATCTCTATCTTAATTGAGGTTAACTCTTCACCCACTTCGTGTGAGTTCTCGACTCGTGCCAGTTTAGGCGTAGTGTACTCGGCCATCTTGTTTAAGATATCAAGTGCTGCCTTCGGGTCTTCTGCCGCTACGTCAGATAACCAGATGGTCATATTCTCCAAGTTATCCTCAATAAGCTTTTGGAATGCTTCTCGGATTTTACCTGTTGACTTATTTGGTACACCAGCAGGTCTTCCGTTTGGATTACCTGATACACCTTTAACAAGATTGGGATTACCTCTTGGCATTTTGTACTATTTAGAATTATTCTAATTAACCTAACTATTTCATTTTTTGCAACAGTTCAAATCGCAAGTCATTAAAGTCGTGGATATTAAAGTTCGTAGTCATTTCCTCGTGAAGCGCTAAAGCTATGTCACCTGCCTTGTTTGGATTATCGTGTAGGTACTTGATAGCACTTGCCCAATCTCCTTTATGCTTTACTGCGATGCAATTGTTTTTATTCAGATGTTGCGAATATGGTGCTACATCACTTACAATTAACGCACAACCTGCAAACCCTGCTTCTACCATCTTCAAATTAGATTTGCATCTATTGAACTCACTTGGTATTAATGGTGATAGGGCAACGTCAAATGCTTGGTAGAGTTTTCCGTATTCGTTTGGTGATTGTGTTTGTAATGCGAATCTTGCTTTTGCAGCTTGTGGGTAACCTCCAATGTCTGCAACATAGGATTCGTAAGGCGAAAGGTCAATCTTGTTTTGGATAAGGTCTGGGAGGTGTGATATACCGGCCACGTAACCGAAGCGTACTTCGTCTGACTCTTGGCGGGTAATCTGCCATTGCGGGTCTGCTGGGTCTAATCCGTTTGGGATGATGTGTACGTTACGGTTTACCTTCTTGATTTTATCGGCTAAATACTTTTGGGTAGTCCAGACCTCATCTGCAAAGTACATTGAGTTTACAATACGTCCTGAGAGGTTTGCTTTGTCGTATGTTGCTTTGCTGGGGTGGTCTAACGCCAGGTGCCACCAATCGTCATTGTCGATGATTACTTTTTTACCTGTTGCTTTGCAAATCGCAAAGAAGTTAGCAAAGGATTCACCGGTGAACGGAAGCGCACGAGAAAAGATAACGTGGGTTACTCCTTCCCAATCGGCTTCAGGGATTGGTTGTTTGTAGTTAATTATCTGAAAGTCCAAAAGCCCTTTCTCCTTTAACAGAGTGAAGGGCTTATAGATTCGGTGGTACACCACCCCGGAGTCCGGGTCACCTATGCAGAGTATCTTCATTTTTGAAATATAAAAGCATCATCAATTACGGTGAACCCGTTTAGCATCTCGTTTACTGCTTGGATAACGCCTGGCCAATTCTCGTGGTAATCGTCTCCTGCTAAATATCCACCCTTCTTAACCTTTGGCAGCCATAGGGCAATATCTTCCTTTACTGATTCGTAAGAGTGGTTAAGGTCTATAAACACCACGTCTAATGATTCGTCTTTGAATTTGCGTGATGCTGCTTTGGATGTTGCTTTAATCGCTTTGTATTTGCGGCTACCCATATTCTCAACGAATAGCTCGTAGATATCTGCGGTCTTGGCAAGGTTATAATAAGAGTCAATGTATTCTTGTGTTCCCTTAAAAGAATCTATAATGATTATTTGTTGGCCTGTTGCTTTGTCGCACAGATACGAGGAGGACTTGCCAAGCCAAGCGCCAAGCTCAACGAATGTGCCTCCTGAGGGAATCTTGTCTAACAAGAAGTCGTAAGCGTTTTGGTGATTGAACCACCCTTCTATCTCGTTTGTTTGCTTCATCGCAAATAGTTGTAGTAACAAAGATAGGCATCGAGTGTCTTGGTATTCCATTTTGCCATCTGCTGAGCGAATAGCCCATCTGCCTCGTATTCGTTGCCGAATCTAACTTCCCCGATTGCATCGCACCGAACCATAAACGATGCCGTGTCTACCGTACCCACTCGTGGCTCTTTTGTTGGGTGGAGTCTTGGTTGGCCGTTCTTGAATACCTGTCCCCAAGTGATGAACGGATATGATTCGTTTTTAACGCCTTCGTACCAATCAGGGTGAATTATATTGTCATCATCAAGAAAGTAGATGTAATCGCCTCTCTTGGCCTTTAGAGCCAATATAAACTCCATTCCTACATTCCGGAGCGGGTGTCCCCAACTACCGGAGATGTTAGGACGCAGGTAAGTAATTCCTGTTGGGAAATCGCCTGTTGCTTTCTCATCAACCACCACCGTCCAGGTGCAGTCCTCTGGGATGGTTGCCTTGATTGTTGATAGGTTCTCCGGTCGGGAGCAGGGTGTTATGACGTGAATCATCTGTTCAGCTTTTTTAAGTGGACTGCTTTCAGGAAATCTTTTGACAACTCAACACCAAAGTCGGCTTCGTGATGACATTCCCGGCATAGCGCCATTAAGTTCTCTGGCGTGTCCATAAGTTTACTGCC